ATTGTGCCGTTCATATGCTCACACGACCCGAACGTAAAGAAATTCTGGCTCGATACTGTGTGCTGGCGGAAAAAGCATCTGCGTGATTGCGAGGCCAAGATGGAGAACATCAACGCCAAGCGCATCGGTGCCAAGCCCTTTGAATTGCCGGAAGATGAGCTCCGCGAACTGGCAACGGACATCGGTTCGCTGGTTGAGGAAATGGAGCGCAAAGCCGCCATCGGATGAGCAACGCCACAAAGTTACTGTGTGACATAATTCGCTACAAGGACGGAACCATGACCAAGACCGAGATTAAAGCAAAATGGACCGGCACGGACTGGGGGAAACTGAGGGGATGGGCATTGTGGAATTGGCGCAACGCAGGTCTTTGAACGCAATTTTGTTATCAAACAGGGGGCAAGTAATGGCAAGCTACACAAAACAGGCCGTTGAGATGATGGCCAAGGGTATTGCGGACAAGAAAGCTAATGAGCCTGTCAGCAAGAAGAAAGACCCGCCCGTATTGCCAACGCCGGAACGGATGCGAAAGCAAGCGCACCACAAGATAGCTGGCACAAAGGCAACAAAGCTTGTTCCGGTTATCGACACGATGCTGACACGCGGTCAATTAACCGACAAGGAGTATGTCGTTCTGGATTACTACCGCCAGCAAGCCAGCCTAGCGGACAAGTCGCCACTTAAGTCCTGCATAGACTTTAGCGTCAACGGCGGCGATACAGCCCCGTCAGCGGCTATTACAAGCGCATTGCTGGAGACAGCCCGCATAGAACGCGATATGCAATCCCTGTGGCCTCTGGCCCGCGCTGTGGCGGTTGATGACGTATCACTGACAGAATGGTGCATACGGCAATATGGGGGCAGGGAGCGCTATGGGCCGAGGGGTAACTTCATTGCAATGGTGCCGGTGCGTGAAAAGAGCGTTGTCGGGCAGGCGATGATGGAATTAAAGATGGCGGCTAGAAGGATTGTAAAATAATTTCATTATCTGCGAAATAACTGTTGACACATAGGACAGATGGCCCCATAAGGCCTTCACAGCAAGGGGACATTCCCCGCCAACAAGGAGACTGAAAATGACTATCGAATTTACAAGCGAAGAAGCCAAGGTTGTAACAGCGGCTCTTGAAGCATATCGCGATAGAATGGTAAAGCTTGCAAATGAAGATGAAGCAAATGGCTTTAATAAGTTTGCCCGTGAGTTTCGCGGTGACGCCCAAACTGCCGTAGTTGCTTTGAGCAAGGTTCGGTGAACCCGAAAACATTCAAACGCATACGCACAGACCGGCTAGGCATGACGCAAACACAACTAGCCGCCGTGTTGCGTATCGAGGACATTCGCACAATCCGGCGATGGGAAACAGGCGAGCGGGCAATAAGCGGGCCTGTCACCTATTTGATGGAATTGCTAGACGAAGGCAAAATATAGGTTGCAATTAGGCGGTAAATATGCCACCGCATATTCATTGTATTGAATTGCGCCAATTTAAAGCGCTGATGGGCTGGCTTCGCGCTGGCCCTTTTGATTCAGGGGGAGAAGCCCGGTTCAAATCCGGGCCGATTCCGTGGTAACACGTGTTGAGTAGTTTATGCTCGGTTAAAACACCCCCGTCAGTATTGGCTCAAAAGGCCATCCCGTTCTCATCCGACGCAGAAATTATCAGCTATATTGCATTGAAGCGTTCGGCACTGTGGCGACGGGTAAAATCACTATAACCTAAAACCGCCCAGCCTTCGTGCAGCGGAAAGCGAAGGTTAAACACATGGCAGCCCGTAAACACCTCTCGCATGGGGATAAAACCCGCGAGCGAATAAAGACGAGTATGCTAATTAACCGCTTGACTTCTTTTGTGGAAGGGACGGTTGAGCTTTCGCCAGCGCAAGTAACGGCGGCGCTTGGTTTGATGAAGAAAACATTGCCTGATTTACAAGCCGTAGAGCTTGCAGCCAGTGTCGAGCAGAATGTAACTGTGAGAGGTTCGCTACAATGGCAACCACCGCAGTAATCGCCAGCCATTACGCGCCTCGCAAGCAATTCATGCCCTTCCACACAAGGGAGAGCAGGTGGGCAATCGCTGTTGCTCATCGGCGCGCCGGTAAGACTGTTGCTTGTGTCAATGATTTGGTGAAGGCCGCATCGACAAGCAGCATGAACAACCCGCGCTTTGCTTACATCGCACCGCAGTTAAATCAGGCCAAAGACATCGCATGGTCTTACTTGCTGGAATATACGGATTGCTTCGGACCTGAGCGCAAGGTCAATGCTTCGGAGTTATGGGTTGAACTACCTAACAACAATGCGCGCATAAGGATTTACGGGGCTGACAATCCAGACCGCTTACGGGGCATCTACCTTGATGGCGCGGTGCTTGATGAGTTTGGCGACATGGACCCGACAGTATGGACGCAGGTTATTCGCCCTGCATTGTCTGACCGTAAGGGCTGGGCAGTCTTTATTGGAACGCCGAAGGGCAAAAACACATTTCACAAGCTATGGGTTCAGGCCGATGAGGATTGGTTCAAGTTAAACCTGCGCGCATCTGAAACGGGTTTGCTTGATAGCAAGGAACTAGCCGACGCTCGCAAGATGATGTCGGACGATGAATACGCCCAAGAATATGAGTGCAGCTTTGAAGGGATAACAGCAGCGACACCAAGGCCATCGGGGCTTTGGTCGCTGACATTTTGAATGACTTGGAAATATTGGACGCGGTTGCTGTCAACGACGCGCCGAACGAGGCCGACGCCGCGCTTGCCGGTGCCGTAGTAATCAGTGACCATCTTGATAAAGAAGGGCTTGCCTACAGGCTCGACGACTTGGGGGAGGGTTTCCCCGCCCTCCCCAGCCCCGGTGCGACCCAAGGGATAAAAAGTGACGCCAGCATTTACGCCAGCGCCAAGGATGTTGGCGTCTCTCTCACAAGTGCCAACGGAGGTCATGCTGCTTGGCTTTCAGGCGAGAGTGTCACCGTCTTTGCCAGCGCCTCAAAATCGACATCGATGCCTTTTGTGCGGTTGCGTGGTAGTAGTTCATCGTCGTATCTCCGTGTCTGGAGATACATCTAGGCTATGTTTTGTAGCGCGTCAACATTAAATGTAGCGTGCCGATACGATTTATTGCGTAATGCTATTTTGTTTACAAATGTTCTTGCAGTGTTTCCAAATCAGCGCTACACAATATATGCAAATAAAATCCCGGCGAAACCTTTTATGGCTTCCCGGGCGCGGTCACACGATTTGGCTCGAAACTTATGGCGTGTGACGGAGTAGTTGTTACCAGAAGGGGCCTGACAAAGCAACAACCCAGTCCGTAAGGTGGAAGGGTGTCAGGCGGGGCGGGAATAAGCCTCGTAAGTAACCACCAAGAAACTGGCTAGTCCCAGCCCAGTTTCGCCCATTAGCGACGGTTGGCTCCGAAGGTCATTACGTCGAAGGGGGCCGGGCTGCTCTCACGTAAATCGTGGGGGTAGTTGTCCTGTGCCCTTTTCGCTCAGGTATCACCAAAGGTCATTTAACACTCTCTAGTGATTTAGATATAATATACATGACGCCGACAAATGAAATACCGGCCCAAAGCTTGTCCCAACCTGTAAGAGTTTCTCCATATTGGACGGCTGCCAAAATCATGGCCCCCAAAGCTGAGATGGCGATTAAATTGGCAGATGTCGCAATTTGACGGAGCAACGATAAAACTGCGCGGTCTTGTTCCTCTGTCACATTTTCCTCCCTATCCAGCAAACACGTCCAACAACATACATCTCACCATCGGCGGCGTCAAAATCGGCGACGGCGGGATTATCGGACATAATCCGATAAGTTCCCCCAGGAAGTCGCCTGACGCGCTTAATCATACCTAAATCGCCGTAGGATATGGCCCAAATACGGTCTTGCTGAGTAATATCGCGCTGTGCGGTGTCAATCAGGACAATATCGCCATCAAAAATGGTGGCCCCCATAGAGTCGCCTTCACCCCGTGCGACAAACACCTCATTAAAGTGGCCTCTGATAATATTTTTTAGCCAGTCACGCTGGAAGGGCAGGGAGCCTCTCTGAGTATATTCCGTAAATACGGACCCTCCACCCATGCTGTAGCCCAATTCCAGCTCTGGCACCATCGCCAGCCCCCATTTACGCGCCTGATGTTCCAGTGGGGCTTCCTCGCGCTCCACAAGCACAGGAACGTCGCCACCATAAAGCAGCCATTCGGCGTTGACGTTCAACCGGCCCGCAAACGTGTGAGCCTTCTTTGAAAATCCGTTCTGGTCGTTTTCGTATGCTCGATAGGAGGTAGGGTTCTCACCAACACGTTTCGCGAAGATTGCGGCGGTTTCATAGCCAGCCTTTTCACGCGCATATTTCAGCCGTTTCCCGGGGGTATCGAAGTCATCATCACTCATAAATGATTCTTCGCACAGGACAGCGCTACAAATCATGTTGCTATATGGCGCTACGTTTGATAGTGTCCTTGAGTTATGGAACATCAGGCACTTCTCAAAACACTTGGCGGACCCCACGCGGTCCATGCACTTCTAGTTGAACGCGGGGTTTCAATCACTCCCGTATCAGTGAGGGCTTGGGCGCTGACGCCTCGCCGCATCCCCGCAAAATATTGGTCGCACATTATCGACATTGCCACGCAAAAAGGCGTCGATGTCGATTTTGAGGCGCTTGCAAAGACGGTGACACTCTCGCCTGAAAGCCAAGCAGCATGAATACCCTCCGCAGCACGTCCGAGAGACACGCGCTGCATACTGGCGGGGCTTCGTGCTCCGCCGTTTCTATTCCCGCACCCTCCAGCGGGTCGGACACCGTGCGGGGTCGCAATCGGGGGGCGCACGGTGTCCATAATTTCCGCGATGATTTGTCCAATCGGTCGCGCCTCGTTTTCGTCGATATCAACCGCAGCGGATTTGCTGCTGCTTTCGAGTTCTTCCCTTCTTTCCATTCGTAACCACTAACCGCGAAGGCGTGTATTATCATGAATGACAAAACTACGATTATACGTGACAGGCTTCTGGCAATCCGCCGTGAAATGGACCGTCGCGGCATCCCGCTAAAGCAAGTCAGCTTTGACAGCGGAATAGATTACGGCACGTTGCTAACCTATCTGCCTGCCGAGGGTTCACGCGACCCTGCGTCCATCCCTATGTCGGCTGTTTTCAAGCTTATTGAAGGCAAGGCGCTTCCGCAAGATTTGTTATCGCTTGTCCTGCCCACCGGATGGGCGCTGGTGCAGGTTCCAGAGGGCATTGACCACGACGAACTTGCTTCACTGTGCCTTGATTATCTGAACGAAAAGGCTGCGG